CGCCACGACAAATGCCAAGGACAGGAGTCTTCAAACTCCCGTCACAGGTATGTAAGTCGCCGGCCAATGACCCCCGTGAGGAGGGCCCGCTGACCGTGGGGGGATTCAAACCCCCGCTCAGGAAGGCATGCCTTCCCGACGACCATATTAAGTGTTGTGCAGAAGGACGAATCTGGGATTCGTTCCGTGCAGTATTGTTCATCTTGTTCCCTCGCCTTGAAAAGCGAGGATGGCGTTTGTCCAACCCTCGAGAGCGGTCCTCTGCTATCGCACTGGACGCTCTGAGGGAATGGATTGCGACGACACTGGTCAACCAAGGGGAGAAGGAAACCGTTAGGCGGATCAAGGCCTACGCCAATTACTGTCGGGCACGTGCTTTGAGGGCACGCCAGACTGAATCGGCGGGCCAGGCCGCTCGAGGTTTTCCGACGAAGATATTTGAAAGGGGACTTATCAAAGCAATGATCAACGATCCCGAACAAGGTAGGTTTGCTCTGGCTCAACTGGCCCGTATTGGACGGTCGATGCCTCAGGCAGACGATTCTACCGAGTTGCAGGCGTTGATCACTCACCGTGAGATACTGGCCGGTGAGCCAAGAGAAATCTCTCAGGCTCTTCTCGATCAGTACTTCTGGTGGGCTAAACAATGGGGAGTTCGGTACGGGTCCAAGGTTAAGGACTCCGTGACCGTCCGCTTTTCGAGTTCGGCCGCTGAATCGGTGGCCAGATCTCGAGGAGGTCAAAAGAAAGAACTGATGCTGCTTGCAGCACCCCAGTTCGAAGCAATTCGCGCTGCCCTCTTTGAGGATGACGAAGCGTGGGGTATTGCAACCGCCACTGTAGGTGAAGATTATATAGGCACGTGTTCGGAGGAAGACGATCTCACAATCATTGTGGACTCGGCACTGTACGAAGTGGACCGCGACCTGAGACGGGATAAACCCATCCCGGTCCGCGCTTCGTCCGTGCGCGAGTTGGGCTGGAAAGCCCGGATCGTCACTTCCGCTCCTGCTCATTGGGTCGTCGCGGGCGACGCGGTCCGTCAAGTCCTGTGGCCTCTGTTGGAGGCCGACCCTAGGACTGACCTGACTGGTCGACGCGAAGACCCTAAGACAGGAGAAAGTGGTTCGGATGAAGTAGTCCGGTCGCTGCGCGGTGCTAGGTCTATCGAGTTTTACTCTGCTGACCTCACTGCCGCGACGGACTATATGCCGTTCCACCTCACCCAGGCAATCTGGATGGGATTGTGCACAGGGCTCGGGATCGACTTGGAGGACCGTTTCGTAAAGATCGGTCACAAACTCCTCGGATCCGTTGCCGTCACCTACCCCGATGGTCCTGATGGGCGACCGGTCGCACCGTATCTCCGCGAAAGCAAGAGAGGGTGCATGATGGGTCTGCCACTGTCGTGGACTATACTCAACCTTTACAATCTGGCTACGGCAGATCTTGCCTTGCTGCCAGACGCAGAAACCGGAAACGTTCACGACGTTTTCGGGCACGCTCCCGCTGTGATTCGCGGCGACGACCTGGCTGGCGGTTTCTCCCCTATGGAGAGTACACGCTATGCTGGTCTGATCGACCGGACCGGCGGTGATGCTAATCCTGCTAAAAGTTTTGTATCGGGTGATAGCTTCGTTTTTGCAGAGCGAACCTTCCTTGTTTCTCTCGACCTCTCGGTAGATGAGCGGTTGCCCCATCGCGGTTTTCGAGTGTTTAACCCGGACATCTCTGACCAAGCACCATTCCTTGCTCGTGACCCGCACAGTCTGTTGAAGATCGGGCGGTCCGTAGAAGGAGGCAAAGTCATTGCTGTCCGTATGCTCGAAGACCTTCCAGTCCGGCACTTGATGCCGGCCCCTGATGAGAATGGCCTCCCATCGTACGTGAGCCTGCCTCCCGCTTGTGCAGCGGTTGCAGATGAGGCTCAAACGGTACGGATGAGAATGGCCGTTTCTAGAGCGGTTTTGAGTCTGAACGCTGACTTGGTTAGCCGGTTCAAGAACTACCACTTGTCTATCTTCGTCCCTCGTGAGATCGGCGGAGTAGGATTCCCCCACCCGAAAGGATGGGGCCATGGAATCCTCTCTGGGACCAAGGCCTGGAGGAGGCGGGCTACCTTGAACATAACAACGTTCGGTGCCCGACTCCGCCGGCGCTTGGGCCTTTCCATTGATCCCTGGAAGTTGACTGGTGTCGACGACTTTGAACGCCAAAGAGCTGAACAACAGATTAGCGGAGAAGCCGGCCGGATTGCACCAGGCCAGCTGGGGACGGCGGTAGCAGCGTACGAGGAAGATTTGGTCTTGGCTCGTACTGCCGAGGCGCTGGCCTGGTCGACCACTATGTGGAACGGTCCTAGGCCCCGTCTTGCTGCTCCTCGCCTCTCGGCTATTAAGAAGGTCACCGACCGCCTCCTGGAAACCGCCACTAAAGCTAAGTTTCCGGACGCGTTCGTGATCCGTAGCGCACTGAGTAAGGACGATTACCTGTATAAAGCGGAGATGGCTCGTTCCTTGAAGCAAGTTTACACAAGCTCCTGGAACAAGCGCTCCGGCAGGACCGTCCGCCTCAGTCGTTTTACTGCACAACAACACAAAGGTCCTATTCCAAGGGGCCTGAAACGGCTGCTTGGACAGAAGGAGGAAGGTGGACCTGTCCCCGTATCGACTACGCGTTCTGGACTTACTCTGGGAGACGTTGCTATGCTTCGTCAGCCGCGGAGAGTCCGACGCCGTCGTTAGAGACTGGTCTCCACCCTCACGTAAC